CATATTTTGAAGATTCTTAATAATGATATTAGACATTCCATTTACAAAGCCAATTTCGCCCATTCGCTCCAGGTCAACCAATTGTAACTTTAAAGAATCGACGAAATCCATAATGTTCATTGCGTTTTTGCATGTTTCATTCAGAAAGAACTGCAAGTTGAATGTTTTGTTATGGGAGTTCGTATTGGTTGTGGTATTGTGAGTACCGGTTTTAATAACTTCAAGCATTTTATTTTGTGCGTCCATCATCATATTTTTTAATTCGCTATTTTCTTTGATAATGTCCGAATTTTGTTTCAATATGGTCATTACTAATTCTTTATCAATAACAAAATTATTGCTTACGTCTACAGTTGGCTTACATTTCTGCTGATGATACCACAGTCCATTTCTCGCTTTATAACATTTGTTACACGTGTTGCATACAAATTTGGCTGCGTTTTGTTCAGTGAATTGGTTCACATTTGTCCGTTGTTTATGTTTACGTGTGCGAATATGTCGTTCATAATCAGTAGAATTAGACGTATCAAAGTAACAGAATTCGCAATGATAAGTTTTCGATAGTTTTTCAGTTTTTTCCATTCAAACCCGTTCAATAACTTATGAACAGAAAAAACGTCTAAACCCTTTCCGCAAAAAAACATTAAAAAATTAGCATCACAAACTGAAAATTATTATTTTGGTGCCCATACGCTAAAAATCAATTATGCAGTAAACGTTTTCGATTTTCAAAGTTTATTTGAGAAAACCCAAATTTGGACATTTTTTTTGTCCATTTTTCAGTTTCCCAAAAAAGTCTTGGAAAAAAAAATACACGAATTTATATAATAAATGGTTCAACCTACTTAAAGAAAAAACCTTGATTCTAGCGATAATAAAACGTACATGTGTAATTTGTAATTTATTACGCACTATATTAGTCCCATTTATGTTCCATGTAAGACGATTAAAGCTAATATAATACACCATAAATTATTATATTAAGTAGAATTTAGCATAAAAATATAATATATATAATATATATAATATGTCTACTTGGTCGACGTCGTCTACCTATAACTTTGACAATGGTCAGGGTGCGTTTGTTAACGGGCATTTGTATGTTGCGAATTATGTTACTGGTCAAGTTACACAAACCGATTTAGATGGAACTAACGTTGTGGTGTGGTTTAGTGGACTTACCCATGCACAAGGTTGCGCTACTGATGGTGTGTATTTATATGTGTCTTATGGTACTTCCGTAGCTAAAATATTATTATCAAACCCATCAGACCCTCTTACTAACACAACATGGGCAGGTGGGTTTTCAGGCGCTGCTAATGATTTAGTTATTATTGGTGATGGTTATTTATATGTGGCTAATGGGGATGGGATATCAAAAGTATACTTAGCAAACCCATTAAACCCTCTTACTAACATGACGTGGGCAACGGGGGTTGTGTCGAATGCTTTTGGATTAGCTATTGATAGCACTGATGTATATGTGACTAGGGTAAATAGTGACGTATATACAGTGCCATTAGCGACGGGCGGTGTCTTAACATCTTGGTATTCCGGTCTTGCTAATGCAATTGGACTAGCTATTTATGGCGCAAACTTGTATGTATCTTCCGTTACAGGTGGAAACATAACTCAAATAACACTAGCAACTAAAAGCCCGACAAATTTTGTTTCATCTGGGTTAGGTGGTGTACACGCGTTAATGGTTTATGATGCGCATGTATATGCTAGTTATGCAGGTAATACAATTGGTAAATTTTCAATATCTGACCTTACGTGGTCGACCGGATATAGCTTTAACTTAGGCGGTAGTGTGGTTGCTAATGGTCATTTGTATGTCGGGGATTCTGGCACTAATACCGTTGTTAAAACAAATTTGGATGGTACTATTAACAATGCGAGTTGGGCAACTGGATTGGATACGCCAAGTTTTTGCGCTGTTTCAGGCGATTATTTATACGTGTCTAATAGGGGCAATGGCAATATAAGTAAAATATCATTATTAGACGCATCAGTCACACTAAATTGGGTAACGTTGCAAGCACAGGTGCTTGGGTTAGCTGTTTCTGGTGATTATTTGTACGCGGTTAATTATAGTTCCGGTAACATAAGTAAAATATTATTAACAGATGGTTCGTTCACATTAGATTGGGGACAGGTTGCGACTAGTAATCCCCATGGATTAGCTGTTTCTGGTGATTATTTGTATGTGGCTAATTATTTTTCCAGTTACATAAGTAAAATATCATTATTAGACGCAACGGTGACACTAGATTGGGCAACAGGACTGACAAATCCTATTGGATTAGCTGTTTATGGTGAAAATTTATATGTGGGAAATTATGGTTCTGATACAGTAACTCAAATGTCATTTTTAAATCCTGCGAATCAAACCCAGTTGGCATCAGGAATGTCATCCCCGGCTGGAATGACTGCGTATGATGCAAAATTATACGTTTCGTATGCAAGCAGTACAATTGCTACATGGACATTGGATGCCCTTCCTGTCCCTCCTCCTCCTCTAGTTTGTTTCAAAGAAGGCTCGAAAATTCTTACAGACAAAGGATACGTTGTTATCGAAGATTTGAGAAAAGGCGATTTGGTTAAAACAGTGAAGCACGGTTTTAAACCGATTGATATGATAGGTAAAAGGGACATTGTTCACCCTGCTTTAGAAGAGCGAATCAAAGACCAGTTGTATAAATGCTCACAATCCGAATACCCGGAACTCTTTGAACCGCTGGTCATTACAGGATGCCACGCCATTTTAGTAGACGAGTTTGTTTCACCAGAGCAACGAGAAAAAACCAGTGAAGTATTGGGACGCATTTTCGTAACGGATAAGAAGTATCGTCTTCCGGCGTGCGTCGATAACAGAACCACAGTTTATGAAATAAAAGGTGAATGCACGATATATCACCTGGCATTAGAAAATGAAGAGTATTTTGCGAATTATGGAATTTACGCCAATGGATTATTGGTGGAAACCTGTTCTAAACGATACTTGAAAGAATTATCTAACATGGAATTGATTGAATAAATTAAATGTAAGTAAATTACATATAAATAAAAATAAAAATAAGATTAATATAATACGTTATAAATTATTATATTAAGTAGCATACATGAGCCCTGCATTTCCGCCGACAAATGTAATCATATTTATTCTCTCTTCAAACACATATAAGTCAAAATTGTAATCATAAATTCGCCAGGTAGGTTTGTTAATGCCGACAATTTGTCCAGAGTCTGGGTCACATATAGTCAATACTTGCGCGTAAGGGTCTACAGGAGGAGTAATCGTATTAAATTCAAAGTCAACCTTCGTAAATCGGCTCATATTCATCGCCCCAGACGGCTGTAATGTAAAAGCGGAAGTATCTAAGCAAAAATTATAACAATATAATCCATCCGGAGCATATCCACCTGTGGCAACGTATTTTTCTATAAAATTAAACACCCCTGCAGGTAATACATTCTCTCTATAACCGCCATCAATCATAATTCCAAGGGTGACTAATATTTGCTTTAAATTTTGCGGATTATATACGCCGCTAATGAGCAATCCCGTGGAACTACCAGACGGATTTTGTCCAGGTCCGATAGTAGACGCCCCATATGGGTCAGGATTAGGATAAGCCCCCGTAGTTGGCGCAGCATACGCAGGAACTGGCATAGAATTATACGGCCAATTAGAATAATTTGACCACTCATTGCGCAAATTAACATCACTTCGTCGAAAATAAAACATCCAACTGGCGACCATTCCCAGGGAATCTAATTGAGCTTTATTAGAACCAGTTACATTATAAAATACATTTTCATGCACTTGTTTAAACAAATACTTTTGTTCATTCTTCGCAAATAACACGGACTCTTCATTTGAGAGAAAACAATAATTACAATTTAAATTAATGTCGGGATTCCATACAGACCTTACATCCACGTACGACGCAGGTCCCAATTCTTCATCAGGCGGCGTTTGTAAAAATCGATACATTTGCTGATAATACTGATTAAAATTAGGCGCTATATAAGGATAATTATTCGCATAATCCATGACATCTCTTATTCTAAATAATTCATTAATTGGTCGAATCGTAACTGTAATATGAAGCTCATTATACTGAAGGGATACCAATGGAAACGCCATTTGACTTTTTAACCCAAACCAGGAATTTAATGGAATATATAATATTCGCCCCATAATAGAAGGTTGCGCACCAGCCGGGCTACTTGTGTAATAAGCATTTGGATAAGAACCGGATTTAGCAGGGTTATTTAATTCTGCCGTATTACCGGACATTTCATCAAATAATGCTTTTTTGGCGCCCGTAAAATCGCGCTGAACTGCGGATAAAAGATATTGTCCTGAATATTCTTGGAGTTGCTGATTTCCACAAGTAATAGTTATTTTGCTAATCATTTGAGCGCCAAGGTTATCAATCCATTTAAATTCATATGGAGCCCAATCGGTGTAACTGGTTGTTCCATCGGCATTTTCAACTTGTTGTGGGGGGAAAATGGGGCTCCATATATTTGGTAATGTGAATGATAGATAACAATCTTTTAAAAGGTCCGCATAACGTTTCACTTTAAATACAAAGGTGGATTCTGTAGTGAGATTTAATGTGGGAGTTCCTTCATAATCTAATCGAAAGTTTTGCTTTCCGAAATTAGTATATTTTGCGTAGGTTGTTTTCCAAAAGGTTTTACTAGGATTACCGTTTAATATAATATTTTGCTGTCCTTGACTTACGAGGTTTAGCAAACCACCTGCCATATAATTATAACTATATATTAATTATTTAACTAATTTCAAATTATTATAATATTCAGTATAAAAAATATATTAAGTTTAAAAATATATTAATATATTAGATACTATGTTAAATAATGTTAATTTGTCAGCACTTACAGACAACAGTAAAAATATGATTTCATATATAATAATAGTTATAATTTTTTTTATGATTTTGTGGGTTATTTATTACGTTATACGCGTGAATGGATTACAAGAACGCGAATGTAGTTATATGAATCAATTATATCCCAAGGTAAATGGGGCGATTAAGCCCATAAATAAAAACGACCCCCAATGTGCTGGTAAATTATATGATTATTCCATAAAAACCGCCTATAATGCGTGTTCGGGTGGAGATTATTCATATGACTATGTAGACATTTGTAATCTGAAAAGCATTTTGACTACGGGTACCAGATGCTTAGATTTTGCGTTATATTCGATTGATGATGAACCAGTTGTAGCGACAAGTATCAATGATGATTATTATACCAAGGAGACATATAATTCGGTGTTATTTTCAGATGTAATGAAAACGATTAAAGATTACGCATTTGCTACGGGAACTGCTCCAAATAATACCGACCCGATTATTGTTCATTTAAGAATAAGAAGCAATAACCGTAAAATGTATAACAACCTTGTCGAAATATTCCGGTCTTACGAAAATATGATGCTAGGAAATACATTTAGTTATGAATCTGGTGGACATAATTTAGGCGAGGTACCTTTATTAGAGTTTATGAACAAAGTTATATTAATAGTGGATAAACACGACCAAAGTTTTTTGCAGCATGACGAGCTGTTGGAATATATCAACCTTACAAGTAGTTCAGACTATATGAGAGTATATAGGTTTAGTGACATGGAAAATAACGCAGACGCAAATGAATTAACATTTTTTAATAAACGCGCAATGACTATGATTATACCAGATGAGAAATCAAGTCCATCGAATCCGAACGGAGCGCTATGCCGCGAAACCGGGTGTCAAATGGTAGCTATGCGATTACAATACAATGATGGTAATTTAAAAGATGAAATCGACTTTTTTAATACATGTGGTTACGCATTTTGTTTGAAACCTGCGGAATTGAGAGATAACGTAATAAACTTTGAAGCTAAAAAATAAAATTGATAAAATAGTATATAACATTTTATGAGTTACAAACAAGTATAAATATTATTCAATAACTACAATCATAATTTCAATGTTACAATTAAGTGACGCAAATTATGACATAACACCGGAGTGCATCTTCGATGTGTTGACGAATACAGTCGCGTTTCGAAAGGAGAGCGCATTTCGTGAGCGCGTTGTATTTTGTAAAAAGGTTTCATTTGATCCATTCAAAGAGAATATATATATTCCAAAATATAATAAAGAATATATACCACATTTGTGGTGGTCTATGAGCGAGCTGAAATATATACACAAAGAGGTAAAACAAGAGATATTTAACATCATGCAAAATAGTTTTATAAATATAGACATGAAGGGTGCGCTTGGTATATTATGCCAATATAATGATTAACGGGTCAAAATTGGTAATACACATGTATTCAAAGATGTTAAAATATATATAATCTACATATTATATAAGAGTATGACTTCTAAGAATATTTGTAAAGGGTTAAAATTTAGCGATTGTGAATTAGCTATTGTACGCATGGCGGTAGATAAAGCCGGTGAAAAAATAGGACGTCGTATTGTAAATTCAGAAGATATAAAAAAAATTATAAAAACTGTCGAAGATTTTATTCAACGTAAAAGTTTGGTTTGTTATGGAGGAACCGCAATTAACAATATTTTACCACAATCAGAACAATTTTATAATAAGGATGTGGAATTGCCTGATTACGACTTTTTTTCACCTAATGCGTTAGATGACGCAAAAGAGTTGGCGGATGTATATTTTAAGCAAGGATTCACTGATGTAGAGGCAAAATCAGGTCAGCATCACGGCACCTATAAAGTGTATGTAAATTTCATTCCTGTTGCAGATATTACGCATTTAGCCAAAGAGATTTATGTGGCTATCAAAAAAGAGTCCATACAGGTAGCCGGGATTCGTTATGCGCCGCCAAATTTTCTGAGGATGTCCATGTATTTAGAATTATCGCGTCCTGTGGGAGACACAAGTAGATGGGAAAAAGTATTGAAAAGGCTTATTCTTCTAAACAAACATTATCCCTTAGATGCGAAAAACTGCGACAATATTAGTTTTCAAAGAGGTATGGAACACGCCGATAAATCAGAAGAAATATATAATAATGTAAAAAACACGTTTATTAATCAAGGAGTCGTATTTTTTGGTGGATTTGCCATGTCCATGTACTCGCAATATATGCCCAAAAAAAACAAAAGCAAGGTGAGTAAACTGGCGGATTTTGATGTTCTGTCAAACGACCCAGAAACAACCGCTGAAATTGTAAAAGAGAGATTGCTTGACATTGGCATAAAAAATGTAAAAATTGCTAAAAGACTCCCAGTGGGAGAGATAGTACCTTTACATTATGAAATTAAAGTAGGCAATGATACTATTGCGTTTGTGTATAAACCAATTGGGTGTCATAGTTATAACGTAATCAATATTCAAAAACAAAAGGTAAAAATAGCCACGATAGACACCATGTTGAGTTTTTATTTAGCATTTTTGTATACAGACCGTCCTTACTATAATATGTTTATTGACCGTATTTTGTGCATGTCGCAATTTTTATTCGAGGTGCAGCAAAAAAATAGGCTAAGTCAAAAAGGGTTGTTAAAAAGATTTAGCATTACTTGTTATGGACATCAAGAATCATTAGAAGAAATGCGAGCTGCAAAAGCGGCAAAATATCAAGAATTGAAGCAAACCCCAAATAAAGAAGAATTTAATGAATGGTTTTTAAATTATAAGCCATCATCTGGTGAAAATTCCCAAATAACCCCGGATGTACCACAACATAAAAAAGTTAAACCCATAAAAAAGGTTAGAAAAACGAAAAAAACGAAATTCAGCAACGCTACTAAAACGAAAAAAAATATGATGAAACTTATTTATGGTCGAAATATAAAGAATAAATCGCAGAAAATGTGACCTATGACCTATATTATATACAATACGTGTCTAATAACAGGACAAGCACCTCTGGTAATATTTTTGAAATTATTTTTGAAATTATGGTTGAAGTTATTTTATGCATAAGAGTTGTACTGCCATTAAAGGGTAGCATTTGGTTGACACGTAGTATTATAATGATACCAAATATACATACTTTCTCAATAAGTATTTTTATATAATAATATAAATGATGCGTAAGATTCCAGTTGTCTACATAACTACACATGGATGTACTATGTTGCTTGACGAAAAAGTTATGAATATCTAGTAACCCAGCGAGCATACGGTGCTCATTAGATTTTTCATTTTTAATATTATAAAAATGAAATACTTTATCATATCCAAATAAATCAACATAGAGAACCCTTTTGTCTTGTACATGTTTAAAAATATATGGGTTAATTCCATCTACATATTTATTTTCATATAACATATTTCCATCAATTAAATATGGAACAAAACATGATTTGATAATAGTGTTTAGCAGCACGCCTGTATTCTTATATGTTTTTTTGACATGTTTTTTACCAGTTTTGACGTTGTAATAAGTAATATATAGACGCTTGTCTACAATGTCGCATATATTTTCTGAAATTTTGCCGGATAAGATTTTATTTAATTGTTTAATAATTTTTAAATTATGATTTTTTTTAAACGTTGTATAAATCAAATTATATAAATCAGAACTAACATTTAAATTGTTTGAAAAATATAAAAACGCCATTAACGAGCCTATGCTTGCGCCAGATATTCTCTCAACTTTTACTATATTTCGTTTTTCCATTTCTTTTAAAAAAAATAATACTCCCGCATGAAAACTGCCATTAAATAATCCGCCTTCAAGAACCACATCTAACCTCATGGGTGTTTTAATGTTCAGTAAATTATCTGGTAAATTGTTTATAAATTTAGCGGCAGAATCTTCCATAATTTACACAACCAATATAAAATATTTTTCTAAACCATGTTTGTTTACAACTGTTGCATTTAAAAGACCCCTTTTTATATATCTTCAAAATCATAAACTGCTTTCATCATTTCAACTAATTCTTTTATACTATTTTTTAAATCTTTAATTTCATTTTTCATTTCTTTTACATCATTTTGTAATTCTATAAAATCGCTTTTATTAATGTCAATTAATATATTATCTATTTGTTTTGGTTTTATTTTTTTGTCTGGGTTATCTACTATGTTATTTTTCTTTTTATCTTTATTATTAAATACAATTTCTTTATATAAATCACTATTTTTATACGTGGCATAACCTCTTGCTAATATTCGGGTCGCAATATAATTATGTTTAATTAACCTGCTGATTATTCCACCAGGTGCTCTATTATGTATGTTGGATATTTCTATAATATCAAGCATATCTTCATTATATGATTTATTTAATTGTGCATCTTCTTCTTGTGACCAAGGTTCGCCAGCATTTTTAAATATAATATCCATTTCCATTTTGTTTATTTATTGAAAAATTTTTAACTATTTTCATTTTTATTATTATAAAATAATGAGCGTTTTACACCTTTTAACATTTCAAACGCCGATTTTACGGCATAAAAAATAATTAAAAAATGTAAAATCAACAGGCGTGCTTACTCTTATGAGGTTGTTTCTTAACGCCGATTGTCTTACTTAACCCTGCATTTTTGTTTCCACAGGTGAAAGACGATGCTTGAAACTGAAACTCTACTGGTCTTGTTTGGTTATGTATCCAACATTCAGTTAAGTTCAGTATATTTATTGCAGAATTCTTATCCCTTGTTCTAAATACGACATTTTTGTTTTCGCAACTCACGCAGTTAGAACAAGTAAATAATCTGTAAATTTCTCCTCCATTTTTATCTTTGTAATGTTTTAAATCTTTTCTACATTCACAGCATTTTTGAGATGTATAAAATTCATTAATAGTTATTGTATCATACTTTTTATGAATTAGTTTCCTTAATCCTTTATTCATTGTAGGTATTGTATATTTCATTTGTGAAGACCTACTCCAATTTCCATAACCAATAAGTATATTTTCTCCAAATGTTTCCTTTATTTTATTCAAAAATGTATCAATACTTTTCTTACCATAACTATATTGACGAAATTTCATTTTTCGCCAAACTTCTTTCTTGTAAAAATCTGTAGTTTCTTTATTCAATTTATCTTTTTCTACAAGATACACTTTGAATTTATCATAATTAACAGATTTGCTATTTTGTATTGATAATCTTGTTTCTTTTTCAATAATTTTATGTTTATTCTTTTCTTGTAATAATATTCTTTGGTTTCGTTTTCCATAACTTGCTATTTTTCTTTGTGATGCAGTATATTCTAATTTGTTTCCTTTTTTATCCATCATATACACTAATGAATGCTTACCAGGATCGCAACCAACTATATTTCTGTCTTTCAATGTATCTAATTGTTCTTTGGATAAATCTTCTATTGTATGAAAATCTTGTTCTTGTAAAACAGGAACTCTTGAACCCCATTTCTTATCTTTCAAATCTTTTCTAATAAATAATAAACAAGAACTAATTCCATCTGTTTGAATTTGGTTATGAAACTGATAATGTTTTTTCTTGAATATTTTATTTTTCATATCTAAAAAGTTGCACCATATTTCATTTTGATTATCTTTTACATTACTCAATAATTCACCCTTTTTTGTTTTATTTCCATCTTTGTCTTTTTCAGGACAAAACAAATTTATAATAGAAGCAGTATCCAAAATAATATGTTTTGGAATAATATTGTTTCTTAATGGTAATGGTTGAAATAATTTACTTTCTTGTTTTTCTAATATAAAGTTCATATACAACATTCCTTTCAAATATTCAAATGGTCTAA